CAAAGAATAAGAAGAAAGAGTATATTTATATGATAATAAGCTTGATGAATCTATTGATTTGAGCTTACTTTCTGTTTCCTTCTTAGAAGTTTCCAGTGTGTTATCCGACAAAGAATAAGAAGAAAGAGTATATTTATATGATAATAAGCTTGATGAATCTATTGATTTGAGCTTATTTTCTGTTCCATTCTTAGGAGATGTCTCAGGTGTGTTATCCAACAAAGAAGAAGAAGAAAGAGTATATTTATATGATAATAAGCTTTCAAAATCTATTGATTTGAGCTTATCTTCCAAGATAACATAACCATCAAATGATTCATTCAATACAGAACAGTTATTTCTTATAGATGTAATGTAATCAATGAACATTTTCTTGTATGAATACAAGTCCTTGATTTCTTCTTCTGACATAGCCTTATACCTTGCAAGTGAACCACGTGATACAGATACCTTACCAGCCAATGCTTCGGACATAAGGACAAGTTTGTTGCATTTCTTTACAATAATAGAAATTCTTCTAGCATTGGTTGTGTCAGTATGATTCATGCAATCGCCAGTCCAGTTATTGATACACCAAGTCCTTACTGACTTCACTACGTGGTATACTTCTTGTCTGTCAAGCTTTGAATCAAATGTATTGTTTATTTCCATAGCCAGATTCATTGCTTCATCAAATGTAGGTGCTATACCTTTATTGCTGTTCATAAACTGGAATATCTTTGTTCTAAGGTGATTCATAAGATAACAGTTTCTTCCTTTATCTGATTCACATAGTCTCTTATCTATTGCTTTCTTGGTAGCTTGCTTTGTGAGCTTCTTAGATGTCTCAGGTGTGTTATCCAACAAAGAAGAAGAAGAAAGAGTATATTTATATGATAATAAGCAGTTATTTCTGGCTTTATTCAGTAAATCAGTAATCTGATATGTATCAATGACATTACCAGAAATAAATGATTCAAAACCATTATAGAAAGGATTCTTACAAGCAGGACCATTGAAACAATAATCCGCATCAAGTTTAGTAATAGAAGACCATACATAAGCTAATGCTTTGATAGAAGAGTTGAAGTCATGGAAGTTGAACGTTTTATTCATTGATTCGAATGGAACAGACAAGAACCAACCAAGCTGACCATGACCAGAAACTGGATTTCTAAGAACATAAGATGGCTCTGGAAGTAATGCTTCCTTGCAGAATAATGAAACATAAGACTGTAACTGATTCAAACTTGCATAAGCATAATCTGAATCAATGATAAGAACTTCACGTCTGAAACAGTTCAATCCATAAGAAACCGTAGGATATTCACTGCAATGTTTCCAAGCAGATTTGATGTCAGTAAGCGGACGTATAGCTATAATGTTTCTATACTTCCAGTCCCCTACCTTATGGATGATTTCGCCATTCCTGATTACATTACGTTTATAATGTTCGTTTGTCTTGATTGTTATTGTGTCTGAGAAGTCGTTAGACTTGAATGATGTGATGCAAATGTTTCTATTCTCTTTGCATTTAGGATTGTTTGGTTCACCGACATACATTCCAAATCGTTTGTTGCCAGTACCCTTTGTTATTTCAAATAGATTCATAATGTTACTCCTCTGCTCTGTTAGATTCTGGACCGGTCCTAACAGAACAGAATCATAACATCTTACATTATAATTAGTAGAAGTTTTGCAAAAGCATCGTTTCTACTGATTCACATTATTAGAAATATTAACGATTTCGAAGCTTTTAACTGACTAGTCATTGAACTACCCACGGTCTGAAGAACCGTGGGATTCTTGGGTACAGTCGCCTATACCCGTTCCTACTTCTGCCACCGTGAGGGCTTGCGCAGCAAGCAACGTTGCGTAGCCTTCCTTACCGGTGTCCATAGGCGTAAGTTTCCCTCGTCCCAAGGGTACAACATAGTTCTTTAGGTTGATTGCCGCGTTCAAATCACGGATATGATTCGAACCACAATCCGGACAAGTCCAGGTTCTGTCACGCAAAGTAAGAGCATGATTCTGATACCCACACTTTGAGCAGATTTGTGAGCTTGCAAAATACCTGTCAGCCTTGACGACAAGGCAACCGTAGTCCTTGCCCTTGGCTTCGAGCCTGCTCACGAAAGTTGCCCATGACGTGTCGTTCATGTTCTTTGCGTTTCTTAGGAAAGACGAGATTCCCTTGAGGTTCAAGTCTTCTACAACAACTTTGTCGTATGTCCTTACAAGCCTCAAGGTTTCTTTCTCTATCCAATCCTTTCTCTTGTCAGAAATCCTTTCCTCTAGTCGAGCAAGCTTGGCTCTCACTTTCTCTTTGTTCTTGGAAGGCAGTTTCTTCGGAGAATCTGGATTTGTCATGTATATCTTGCGAGCATAAGCTCGCCCTAATCGTTTGAGTTGTTTATTTGCTTTCTGCTTCTGTGGAACGTAGCCGAAATCCTTTCCTGTGTTTCCGTCTGAATCCACGTAGCAAAGCTCCGGACTGAAATCCAAGCCTACGGCTTGTTTCCGTTCACCATGACTGCACTTGTAGTCGAAGACGGTGAACAAGATGGAAGCATAATATCGCCCAGAAGCAGACTTTGATATGGTAACTGAACCGTTCATACTGGTCGTATTTTCATCGAACCACTTCGGCAAAGCAGCGTTGCGGAACCGCAACTTACCGCATTTAGGAATCGTAATCGACCTGTGCGACCAGTCAAAGTTGGTTATCCTGTCTGAATAGCTTTGATGTGAATCTTTCTTTGATTTGAACTGTGGAAATCCATACACGTTATGCTTTCGACCGACCTTTCTGTGCTTCTTGCAGTTATCAAAGAAGCGGCTATATGCCGCATCCAGGTGTCTTGTTGCCTCGTGTCGTGCGGTCGAAGAAGTTTCCTTCATCCACGGATATAGCTGACCATACTCTTTATCTGACGTTCTCTTGAACGTCTTATAGATTTCTTGCAGTTCTTGTTTGGTGGATGTCTTCTTCACTGGCATGATGTGTTCTATATAGAACTCGCTTCGTTCCTGAAGATAGTTGTTATAGATGAACCTGCAAGCACCGAAAGTCTGATTGATGACTTTCTCTTGGGTTTCCGTAGGAAACACTCTCACTTTGAGAACTTTGGATTGTGTATTCGGTGCTTTCTTGTCCATCATAACTATATATTATATTAGTTGATTTGAACGCCTTTCACTTCAGTGAATCGCATCTTCCACCCTAAAGAGGTGGAAGGTTTCGCACATTCTAATTAAACACAAGGAGATTAAAGGCTATGACAAAATCAGAAATGATACACAATGCAGTCCAAGAAATGGCAATTGACAGAATGGTTGATAATATCAACGACATTGCTAACGACGTGTCTGACATGAAGCTTGACATTGTTACGATTCAGAATGATATTGCGGAGCTTCGGCAGATGATAAAAGATAGGAGGAAGAGAAAAGACGACAAACAACTAAATAAGTGAAAGGAGAGGGATGCATTGTACGCATATAACCATTACAAAGGAGAGGAATAAATGAGATATGACTATACTATTGAATTATCATAAGGCAAAACCAGTGGACCGTGCCAAATTCATTGAAACTTACACGGCTATCACAGGGTATAGAATGCTCTGCGGAACACCCTTGCTTGTTTCGGTCGAGGGAACTTACATTAAAGCCAACGACATACCGGAACTTCTTGTTTCAAGGAAATATTCAAAGCAAGTGAATGATTGGCTATTGGAGCTAAAGAATCCGACGAATGTCGGCAAGATAAAACTGGAATTTAAATGGAGACGTTGATAAATGTTTAAGAAATTAAAGTTAGAAGTTGAGGCTATAAAGAATACAGTCGAAGCCATGATGACAGAGATTGCCTCGCTCAAGGAATGTTATGATGATTATCTGGAATGGCGCAGAATGAGGGATGCGAATGCTGAGTCCGCCGCTAAACAAGGTCACTTTTATATTACCGCGGACGATACGGCTTTATTGGAAAGGCTTATTCAGGAGGTCAATAAAGACCCAGATTTGGCTGTATTGATGACAACCGCTCAAGGTACGACTCTTTCATTGAGGACACACCCGCATTCGGAAACGAAACAGTCGTTCGCACATAAATTCGAAGGAGGTGAAGCATAATGCCTAGTACAAAGTCAATCAAGAAGAACATTAAAAGACAGACCAACGAGCTTTACAATACACTTGTCGGCTCAATTGTCTGGTGTGTTGGGGCAATATCCGGAAAGTCTGAAATCCAGATGAAGAAGACATACAATACACTAAAGAAGAATAAGCAAGTTTTGCCTAATACGGTAATTGGTATAACTGATTATATCTGGACGGTATTCGGAAACGATGACAAGAAAGCATTGAGGGCATACATGGTTCTTTTGACTGACAAGCGGGACCTTAAAGCACCAAGGGTTGTCTTGCTTAACAGTGCCGGAAATGTGGTTCCACTTCCAAGCGGAATACCAACTGGAATTATTGCGGACGCTATCCATGGTAAGGACAACGTTGAAGTCGAATGGCTTTATAACGAAGATGGCACAGAAATAGAAGAGGAGAATGACAATAATGAGTAAGAAGTTTTATATCAATGTACAGGGAGGCACAGGACTAAATCTTGGTCTTGCGTCGTTTATCAGCTACATTAAGACAAATGGAGACGATAATGGAAATAGGGACTACGAGTTTTATGTAGCGAGTCCATATTTTGATATTTTCGAAGCATGCCCATGCGTTGATGGTGTATATAAGCCCCAGGAATTAAGAGATTTAATATTTGACGCTAATGCATATGGCGGTGAGCTTATTCTTCATCGTCTTTATGATATGGATGGATTTGTAAAGAAAGAATTAAACTATAGCCAAGCTTGGGCTAAGCTGATGAATATTCCATTCACGGACACGGATAAAGGAACCAAAGTAAGGAGCTATTTAACTCCATTCGTAAAATATAGCGCATTAAAGAATTTCGTTGACCAGGTTCAGAAAGAACTTAATGGTAAGAAATTTGTCATTATGCAGTTCTGGGGTGGACAGAGCCCGTTAGTCCAAGTACCGAACGGTGACTGGAGCAAGGTAAATTATGACTATGTTAATGAGCCACTTAAGAGGCATTATCCTGTTGAGAAAGCAACAGAATTTGTAAAATTATATAAAGAGGCTCATCCAGATACAGAGGTAATTCTTTATTCATTGCCAAATGAGCCAAATATTGACGGCACAAAGAAATACATATTTCCATATTTGACATATTATGAGCTGGCTAAACTTCCGGAATGTAAAGGAATTGTAGCAATTGATAGTTCTTTACAACATCTTACATCCGGCTTAAAACCGTCTGTCATTCTTTGGGGACACTCTAAACCAGAACACTTCGGCTATAGTTATAACAGAAATGTAGAGCAGCCTTGCAGAACTAATGACTTACTGTATTTCAGCGCATTAGGTCCAAGTGGAGCTAAGGTTCAGTATATCGAACCATCTGATTTATTATCAGTTGTAGACGAGGAAATCCAATAATGGCACGCCCCTTATCAGCAAAGGGGCTCCTTCTCCGTGAGAAAGAGCGACAATTCAGGGAGAGCCTGGAGAGGAAAGACTGGAATACAGTATATTTCTTGATAGATGATTGCTGCAACAATATCGCTCTTTCCTTTATCGGCAAATATGGTCTATATGGGACAAGAGCGGAGAATGTGCTGGAAAGAAAGACTGATGCGGTTATTAAAGTATTCGATAAACTTAAACTAGAGAATAAAGAAATAAGAACTACGTTGGCTACATATTGTTTCCAGTGGGTAAGATACTACCTGCAATTTAATAAGGTCGCCCAGCAGCAGGACAAGGAAGAGCAGCTATCAGTTCTAGATGATTACGATGAAGAGGGAGACCACTATTGTTCTTATATAGAAAGCTTCGAGGACGACTTAGTAGAACGACTGACAGAGGAGGGCTATTAATGAAAATATTCAATCTTGATAACAACGCCGTAATTAAGGTAAGGGTAACAGACAGATGTAATTTCAAGTGCCCATACTGCATAAGACGACAGTTCATTACTGATTACGATTACAACATAGATGTCAAAGAAATCGACCGAATCGCTTATGAGATGTACTGCAATACCGGCAAGAGAATAAAGATTGATTTGATAGGTGGCGAGGTTACGTTATATCCAAGAATACAAGAACTGGTAGATGACCTGTCTGCACCGGAATACATAGAGAAAATAAACATTACCACAAACTTTGAGTTTCCACCGCCGACAGGGAATAAATTGTCATTGACAGCCTCTTACCACCCGACAGAAACAAAATATACAATTGAGGAATGGTTCAAGAAGTGCAATCTGTTAAAGCACAAATACCGGTACTTTAAGGTTGAGACAGTAAGGACAGAGGAAAGCACACATATAGACAAGTTCATTTCCCTTGCGGACAGATACTCAATTGACTATATGGTAGAAGCTGATTTAATGAATCCTAATGTGAAAGTAGGCGTGACGAACAGAAAGCGTAATCCAAGATACAGAATTGTATTTGATGACGGAACTGAGAAATTATACGCCACAAGAAACGCATTCCTTAAAGAGCACGGAATTAACGGAATAGTAATGGACGTAAGAAACTCATTATGCAGCAAAGAATATGATTTCGTCTATATAGAGGGCGATAAGGTATTCGTATGCGATAAGGAGCCAATACCTGTCCGGGAATATCACCCGAACAAGAAATGGCGTGAATGTCCAAGAAATATCTGCAGTCTTTGCGGGAATATAAGCAACTTTAAAGGGAATTGATGCAGGAAGCTGGAACACAACTTAATACCTTATTTCCATTTGCATATAAGTCATACAAGATACAAGAGCATAAAGTTTCTCCAGTATAACAAAGCGTTAATGTATTACCAGAATTGTAAGTTGAAGCATAGAAGCTGTCATTCTGCTTAACGGTATAGCTACTACCAATGGTGTGGTCACCCACAGTTTGTATCTCTACGTCCTCCAAAGTTATGCTACAAAAGTTATTCCACGAATAACATCCACCAGATGATTTAGCCAGCCATAATTGATAATTATTCGTGCCTTGTTCAATATTTACACCCTGAGGATGTGCAATCAGATATACATTACTTGGTATACTTCCAGAAACACATATACTGGTACATAGGGGGGCAGAATTTCCTCTACAGTATAAGAAAGTACAAATATCACTATTCCTGTCCTTACATACGAAATTAAATCCTGGAAATGATATAGAAGTTCCAATAGGACAACTACAGCTTATAGTAGGCGGTTCCGGGAAGCCTATTACCATACAATCTGGTACTGTAATACCTTGTATGTGTTGGTATACCAATGTACATACATTATTGGTCGTATCACAAGCATATACCTTATTTACAAAGTTTCCGTTATAGGTAATGTTGTAGTTGTTGTCAACACAAGTAACTGAACCACCGTTCACTAATTCTATCGCCATACCGAAGCCTCCTTAATTCCTTCTGGTTTCTCCAACACAGCCCTTACATAAAACTTGTCGTGAGCGTATTTGATAAAGTCCAGGTTTGTCGTATAAACTATAAGGTTATGGTCTCTGTTTATCTCACTGAGCGCCTTAACGGACGGCTCATAATCACAGAATATCTCTTCATTAACTTTGTCACAACCGAACTCTTTCTTTACGACAGGAAGTATGTCATCAGGAACAGAAATTACTTTGTAGCCTTTATCCTTATCATACGACATAGAGTTTATGACTGACATGAATATCTTGACCGGCCTGTCATATTCATTGTTTATTATCTGGAAGAAATCCTCGGCATTATCCGCAAAGAAATCGTAATGACCGTGGAACGGACTGTTAGGATTATCTGTGTCTGTCTGCTCTTTATGGAATGAAGTGAAGTGAATTATTCCACATCTTAATTCATCAAACGGGCCGATTGCTTCTATTACCCTTTTGTCTACATAATTCCAAGCATTGCCGTCATATTTGTCAAAGTAGTCAATCATCTTGTTTATCTCGTCAACTTTCTCAGCATAAATGATGGCGAATCCGTTCTGCAATAATCCGAACTCAGGGAATTTGCCGAACGCCCTTTCATAATGCCAGTTATCGTCAAGATAGATATCTGTGTCAAGATAAAGAATCGGCTCATCAGAAGTCTCAAAGTGCTTCTGCATATATTTCAAGCGTATCAGATTAGCGAACGTATTATAGCGGTTTATGTCCTTGCAATCCTGGTAGAAATCTGCATATTTCTCTTTGGCTTCAATGACAACCGGGTCATCATAATTCACAACGGTATAGTCATCCCCGAACATTTTCATCTGCTTCTGAACGCAGAATCTGTCTATCTCTTTAGTAGGAAGTCCGTCAGTGAAATAACCATTATCTTCTACGTTAACTGTGAATACTTTCATTACAACACCTCCGTCAAACACATCAATACGGACATAACTCTTGAGCCCACTGCGGAAGAGCCATCAGCAATTTTGAATGTAACAACATCACCGTCATTGAGCTTCTTTAATATGCTCGTATTGCAGGCACTGTATTGATTATACCAGCCGTATTTCTTGTCTCCAGAAGCGACTTCATTTATATTCCTAATTATTTCATTACCGTTCACAAGAATAGTCGGACAGTTCCATCCCCAGTAACCGCCCGCTTGACCACCGATAGGAGCATAGTATATTGTAAGGCTGTATATACCGGTGCTCTTTGGATGCACGGTATAAGTGAACTCCCTGCCTACAATATCTTGAATACTCATATCTACAGAGGTCCTACCCGTAAATCCGGTATAACTGTAGACTATCTTTCTGTCCAATAATTGTGTATTTCCGTTCTGAAAATTCATTAAGCATTACTCCTATAAGTATTCCAAGTATAATCGTCCGTAGGCAAAGCCAGTACATACATTGAAATAAATGATGCGTTATAATCCTCAGTAAATGTATAGGTTGTAGACGCTGATACACCAGTAAAGTTCAACCATATATCTGTCGGAGCAGCATTACCAACCTGTACTAACTTTCTTGCGCTTCTTGCCGTATTCCAAGAATTATTCACGACTATACCAGAGCAAGGAGACCAACTGTTTGACAAAGGAAATGAAGCCATTGTTGCTGTATGAATGGAACCGGAGCTCTGCTCCATATACGACAAAGTGATTGTTGGTATATTTTGTGAAGTCGTTATTGCTCCCTGTGGATTAAACGACAAGCAGTAATTCACAAGTATGAAATAGTTGTATCCGCTGTCAGTTGTTAAGCCGGTATCTTTGCTGGCTATAGTTATATTTCCTGTGTAATAACCATCTACTGGATATCCTTCCCAAGACCACACTATTTTGGGCTTAATCCTTGCTTCCAAAATGTCATTATCTATTCTACTTAAACTATCAACTGGAATCATTAGTATATCCTCATAACGCTTGCTTCAAGGTACGTCAATGTACAGTTTGCAGCACTAAAACTTATATTGGTAGGACAAGCCATAATAGCAACATTATGCTGGCCCGCTTTATAGCAGTTACAGCAACCTACTTGGGCAAGTATAGTACTTACACCTGTTGGACAACCACAATCACAATAAGACCTACCTATGTTTATGAATACATCAGGTATGCTACTCGCATATCTACAATCGTATCCGCATATTGTTAAGTCCACCGCATATAAAGCGCCTCTTGTACCACCATATGCAGTGATTGAAAGATTTTCAGGCAAAGCTATACACATATCAGCCCATGCACAACAACCTACAGGACAAGAACGTGCGTCAAGCGTTCGAATATTCCGCAAGCTCAAAGCGTACATCCAAACATCAATTCTGTAGCACTCAGTAACTATAAAGTTGCCTATATCGTTGAATACCTTGCTTGGCTCGTAACAAGCACAAGTAGTCTGGCTGTTACCTATATAAACATCGTGGTAAGTAGTATTTTCTCTTTCTATGTTCTCGAACGCGCAGCAGCTTACGCAATTTACGGCATTCTGAATATTATTATTTATAACAGACATACCCTATCTCCTACTGAATTGTGCCTAAAACTACTGTCAATCTCACTTATGTTGACAGGACCAGACGATGTAACACAATAATAACTTCCATAGAATGCGCATATACTACCTATTGTAAACGCACAATTAGCATCTACAGAGGGTACATATATAACTACGGTACATTTGTTAGCACCCTCACACCATAACCACCACTCATAAGATGACGGACCAAGATAATAGGTGCGACCGAGATATCTAAGATTCAAACACCTTGCTGTATCCCTGCTTATACAATAAACTTGTCCATTATATATACATTGTGATTTATCCAGCATGTAGTAGCCCCAAGGACTATAGAAATACATAGGATAATAGAAGCAGTCATCGCATCTATGGAATAACAGCTTATCCGTTCCTATTGAAAACGGTGGTAAAGCTAAATTATACCAGTCATTAAGGTCATTTGCGGGCAGAACACAGCAAGATACCGGAAGTCCGGTACAACTTACCAGAGCATTCGGAGTAATAACCCCGACCTGATTATCAGAGAAGTCTTTCAATACGTTGCTTACGCAGTTCACCGCATTACATATGTTATTATTTTCCGCGCTCATTAGTTGTTATTCCATGCCTTGCAATAATCAAGATAGTCAAGGAAGACTTCCCATTCCTTATCATTGTAATAAGGGCAGTTCTTCCAAGTGCTATCATCCCGTCTATAATTCAGTCTATCAGTCTTAACCTTATCCAATAAGGTCTGTGCCGCATTCTTGATGTTATCGTTATTCACGCTCATTAGCTATGCCTCCGTATATGAAACACACCAGCTATTGTCAATAGACCAAGTAGCGGTTGGAACAGAAGGAACTGCGACTGTCCAAACATCACTTCCAGTTGAAGTATACATAAGTCCGTCTGTATTACAGATTTTGTTGCATCTTTCAACGTTATCAGTACAATCACAATGGTAGTAATTTACCCCGTCACAATCAACGTTAAGTGTAGTGAGGTATTCATTGCAATCATCGTATACGCACCCGTAAATGTTCTGAGCATATAGATTGAATTCTACGTTATGAGGGTCACCGTTAAGTGTACGCTGGACACAAGCAGAAATATCAGAAGATGAAGTGTAAAGTTCTGTATAAGAATCATTGCCCGAATTACATATTTCAGTGCTTAATGAGCCAATGCATACAATACCTTCTTTCTGGCAACAGCAGTCACATACATTAAGGTTAATTGAGTTAGCCAGCTGTTCACTGCAAGATACAAAACATTCCGTATCTGCTACATAGAGACGACAAGTAGGGCTTTGTAAAGTTCTTGAGCGACAATCTCCAGTGATAGAGGTTACCATGATGTTGCAGTTATCGACGCTTAACTCTGTGCATTCGCCACATATCGAGGCATTATTGCATGTTACATTTATTGAAGCGGCGCCATTAGACCTGTGAATATTGAAATTACCGCTTGATGTAATTCCATTATCGGCCAGCTCCGTATTACAGACTGTAAGAGTCTTTGTATGCAATTCGCCAGATACAGGATTAAATGTCAATGGATAAGTGTTCGAAACATACTGTTCCCTGTGTCCATTCGCCGTATCCGCATTTCCCCATAAAGGGACGTTATATGCTACATTATTATTGCTTGTGCAGTTGTATTCAAGGTATTTTGCGCAGTCACCACCAGTAACACTTCCAGCACATACACAGTCAACAGTCAATACGCCTTTAAGAACGGGCGTAGAAGTTCTTGTGTAATATGTCTTATTCGGGTCTACTGTAGTATCTTCCGTAAGCTGATATCCACCGCTTCCGTCTTCTTCATACCAACCTTCTGAGGTTGGGTCTTCTGTTCCGACAGGAGTTACTTCATTATAAGTGTATTCCGTGCCAGAAGGAAAGGCCGGGTTATAGGTAATCGGTCTTCCGCCAGAAACACCAACATATCCACAACCACAACCACCGTTTTCAATAACCACACCATAATCGTGATTGCAGCAGTAATCTATTTTCTCTACTGTACCCGGCGTAAAACCTGCGGTTGTTTCTGGTACTAAGTTTCCTAAACTATCTTGCTTTACATATCCTATTGCCATTCTATCTATTCCTCTTCTTATTAGAACGTAATCGTTAACGTAGTACCCGACAATGTATAAACCGGAGTATTCAATGTTACCTTACCATCAGCGTCCGGGGTAATATCAGTTCCGTTGTTTATAAGTCCGACCACATTACCTATGCAACTAAGTCCAGGACAACTCTGTAAGTTTCCGATGTCAGTGCAATGACTAGCGATATTGTCTTCATTCGTACATACCCTTGTATCAATCCCGCTTATGCAGTTATCAATTGCTCCGACACAAGTAGTATAATCATTGCAAGTAACTTTGTTTCCAAGCTCAGTAACCAAATCACTGCAACAAACCCTGCAAGCAATTGCGTCATTTATAGCAGATACAGTAGTCGTTAAATCACTGCAACAAACCCTGCAAGAAATAGCCGTGTCAATATTACTTACACATGTAGTATAATCAGTGCAAGTAACTTTGCCAGTAATGTCTGTCTGTAATGTTCCGATATTCGTTTCATTTACGCCAACTCGTGCCGCAAGAGAACTGAAGTCCGAGCAAGAAGCTTTGCTACTTCCTAAAGACGCAATATCCTGTTCATTCTGACAGATTCTTGCGCATACCGTGGTCAAGTCAGCCGCCTCATTCAACTGGTCCTGAGTAACAAGCATATTCTGGGGAGTAGCCGTACCCGGAGTTACCGAAAGAAGATAGTTCACAGAATCAACAGTGTCCGTATGAATACCTTCATTTGTTTTGATTTGCCATTGCTCACCCTCAAGAAGCGTTCCCGCCGTAATAGCGTCACAAACGTCTTGGGCAGTTTCATAAGTCTTAATTGCTGTTTTGGCTGTTTCTATAAGACAGCCGTTACTATATTTTACGTATGGTTTCATCTATGCTTGCTCCTCTGCACTCACGTAGTTATTTTCGTCCTCAATATTGATAATGGAACCAACCGGAATGGTTTCTTCAACCGCTGTATAACAAGCCATCGTAGGGAAGATGTAATTTCCGGCTGACTTTTCCCAGTAGTAACTGCAAGTTGTCGTATTATATTTCAATGAAGCACCACATTCTGAAGGAACTGTAAGAGTGTCCGCACAAGATGTAGCAGCATTCCATTTTAATAGTCCAAGGTCAGTGAGGTTGGTAGCTTCATCTCTTGTAAGCAATGGCTGTAATGTTGAGAAATTGATTACCGACCAAACAGCATTAGTCCAATGTTTATAAGTATCTGTCTTCTCGTAAGTGTCCCATGCGGTCATTGTTCCTTGTGGGCTTACCTCAACAGTAAGTTCCTCATCTGTATAGAACTTGTTGTCCGACAAGTCCTGGTATAACTGAGCATAAGTTGTATTGCTAGGTACGCCATCTCCAACCCTTAAAGTTCCGTCACTGTCAGTAACTAATGCAAGTGAGCTGAGCCCATCGTATTTATTTACCAGAATACCAGAATAGTCGTTCCCTAATGATGTGTTCTTGTTTGCTCTTAATGTAAGAAGGTCAGAAGATGATGTAATGCTTTCCTCATCGACGGTATACAAAGTTCCGTCAACTCGCATATCACCACCGACGTGCAAGTCACCGTTTACGTTAGCATCGCAGTTTACTTGCAGATTGTCAACTTCCAAATCCTCAATTTCAAGGCTGTCTGATGTTTCAAGGGCATTCGCTTCACAATTGTATACTATTGGTTTAGCATTAACTAACGTACAATCAGAATTAAGAACCGCAAGTTCATCTCGTCTTTCATTTGTTCCATCTGTTGTATAGCGTGACCAAGCACCAGTTACCTTAACTGTAGGGTCACTTTCGTCCAAGTGAACATTCGTAAGGGTATTTGTAGTTTCTGTCTTTGTTAAGTTACTGTCATTGAACTTAACGCTATCAGAAGCACAAGTAACCGAAATACTGCCACAGATTACAGCATTGCATTCTACCGTAAAGTCTCCGTGAGCTGTAGTATTCTCATTTAAGTGAGCAATCGGATAGCATTTAACCTGGTCTTCTGGATTGCACTCATATGTTCCTTGATAATCAATGCCATCATAAGAAGCAACAGTTGAAGCTTTAACCAATGTAGTTTCACAACTATCAACTCTAGAAGCCGGGTCTGTCCAAGAAGGCGTTACCTGGTCACAAATTACCTTATTACTTACGTACTGCCCTTCTGTGCCACTTACAGGTATAGGCTCAAGAATCTCACCAGCCTGGTTAAAGTCACAAGTAAGGAATAACTTACGATAAATACCAACGCAGTCCATATTGAGCTGGTCCATTTCAAGACAGTCAACGTGAAGTCGGTTAGTGAAGATAATGTCCTGAATCCAAGTACCTGCATGCTGGGTTACGATAAATTCATATTCTGGCTCTGGAATTGTATCTGTAGAATAAATTGTAGGAGCGGACGTATTAGATGTACTCTGGCTCTGGTGATATAATGTTACATGCTCGTTAAGAGTATTTGCGTGAATCTGAACGATAGTAATACCAGAAGCGTCAGTTAACAGCTTAACGTCAATAATAGTACCAAGTTCTACCTCTGACCATCTGAACTGAACGTTCTTCAATGAGTTAGCGATTTCAACAGACCAAAGCTTTGTACCACCATCATTACCAGCCTCAAGATAGTAGAAACCATTAGTGAATAATGGAAGCCTGATGTAATAGTCCCCGTCTTCGCCAGTATTATCTACGAGCTGTGCATTTGCTTTATGAGTAATAAACTCCAAATCACTGACAGTAGATTTTAATGAGTTTACCGTCGCCTCGTCAGTATCAATTTCACAAGAAGTAAGACAAGTAATACTGCCCTCATCAGCACTCAATGTTCCAATTTCTGCACAAGTAAGGGTTGCAGAAGTAGCGTTTACTTCATTCGCAGTAATATCACAAGTACTAATATGTTCAGGACTAAAATTATTAGTTGTAAGACAAGATATTGTGGCATTTGTTACCTCTAACGAATTTGCTTCAACGGCATCAGAAGCAAGAGTTCCAGATAAGGTCGCATTGGTTCCGCTAAAACATAGTGAGTTTACGTTACTGGCTTTGACAACACCAGTATCAACACAAGTAGAAGCACATACCTTATCAGAAGTGATATCACAACCAACTATTGTAGTCGCTTCAATGTTGTCACTCTGCAAGGACGTTATTGTTCCAGTGTCCGCTGTTAAAACACCAGTTCCAATAGCGGTGTCCATATCCTCCCGTAAAGCGTCAACCTTATCAGAAGCAATATCCGCTTTACATTCAGCACAATTCGTTCGTTCAACCAAATCTTCATATTGCTGCTGAGTGATAGGCTTGCAATTTATTGGCTGCATTTGTGCCAGGTCGTCTTGTGTAGAAGGCCATATTTTCTTCATACTATCTGTTCCTCTTATCTGTATACGTTTATGATTCTTGAGTAATTTGTCTGCGAAAGGCTGTTCAAGAAGTTCGATTTGTAGTTATCATAGAGGTTATTCAAACCTTCTACGCCGGCATTCTGTTTCATTGCGTATTTAACCGCCAGGGAAGCAGCCAATACTTCTATATATAATTCATTCGGGAAATTAAACTCTGTATCTGGAATCGCTGAAACTACCTTAACGTCGCCGTCATAAATAACAGGACCATATTTTGTTACGAACTGTAATATTCCAGAATACTGTAATTTCTCATAATTCTGCAACTTGCCGTTATAGTATTCGAATACATATCCGCCTAAAACCGCAAACTCGTGGTCATTATATTTTGCAATGTACTGGCAGGTATTTGTTTCAATAGGGGCGAACGGAAGCTCCTCATTATTGAAGTAAAACTTTGTGCTGTCACAAGCAAGCATATCGCCCGTGCTGAACTTGATTCCTTTATTTACCAGATAATCGAACTCTATTACATCATTTATAAACTGGTATGTATACTCACTACTCATTATGTATTTGCAGTTGTTGCTGTCGATAATGTAATAATCTTCGTCTTCAATGTTTGACTGGACATTCAGGTCGTTTCCGTCCAAGTCATATAATTCATTCTGGTAATTAAGCAATTTGCCGCCAATAAGCTGACCAACATTAGGCGAAGTTCCGACCACCTCTGAAGTAACAAGGTTCATTACATTGCCTTCGCTGTCCATAAAGGAATCACTGATGTTGCTTACAGCGTCACTTACAGACGAATAGCTAATTTCCGGGTAGATTGTCTTATTCGGAATTGTTATAAACTCTGGGACTGTATAGTATGTCAATATGATATTCCCAGAACAACCGAATAATCTTAGCGTGTCATTCACTACATCATAAGTAGCGGACGTATCAGATTCGCTTTCGCTCTTGCGGGTAATAACAGAGCCGTTCTGCTGTTTAACTGATAATATCTGATAAAGGTCATTTGGTAGTTTATATTCCGTATATCCGTTTACACCAGAACCGCTTAGCTGAACTTCTTCTACGAACTGCTTGTCACCTTTATTTATTAGTAGCTGATAGAACTCCCGCCAGGTCTCATTAAGATAATTGATATTCTCTTCATGAGAAATAAAATCTGTATTTGTTAAGTCCGCGAGATTCAATGCTCGTTTCACTAGGTTTGACGCCAAATATTTCATGTATTATTAGAAATGAATGTCTTTTGATTAATATACAACTAACTAATAAGTCTGTTTGAATTGCCGAAAGTTTGCCGCGCGGCTTTTGAGCAGACGAGTAGGAGATTTAAACAGATGAAAACTGAAATCATTGAGCACATTGAATCATTGGGTCTTTCTTGGACAACAAATGAAAAGAATGACGTTTTAATCGAAAACAAACTGGCATTGCACTTTGTCGATTTCTTTAATGAGAAAGAGCCTCTTAAAAGATGGCAGTATTATTATGACAAAGAAATCAGATGCGTATTCATTTATCCAACGTACAACATCAAAATCTACAAGAACATCATTTCATACCATTTTGGCAAAGTACAAAAGATTTTCGCCAGAAAGTGTGAAGTTAGAATTGTCAAGCCAGCTTCCATAAAGCAATTCTTTGAGGAAAACAACATTGAAGGCTACAGAAACGCTTCCAAAGCATATTGTTTGTATTACAATAATGAGCTGGTAATGACATATTCTGTCGGCCATGCTTTCTTTGGCAAGGGAAAATATGATTTGGAAATCGCGAGAGGAGCCTGCAAAATGGGCTATCAGATTGTCGGCGGTGCCTCTAAACTATGGAAACATATCATAGATGACAACCCTTTGACACAATCTATCGTCTATTATGTTGACAGAAGAGAATATGACGGCAGAAGCATGAAGTTCTTGGACAACGTTGATACATCATATTTCGGCAAAGAGAGCTTCATGAACTACTGGGTCAATGAAAACCGATATGCAAACCGAGAGCCACAAAGAAATGCTGAAATCGTGAAAGGTTACAAAGACGGAAGCATAATCCAAGTGAAGAACCCTGGAAGCTGGACAAACGTATATCTTGTTTCTCCAGACAAGTTCTATGTCTACAAGGTTACTGACAAACGAACCGGAAAGTATTATATAGGAAGCAAGACAACCTTAAATAAAGACAACTACTATATCGGCTACAACTACTTCACATCATCAACTGACACAGAGTTTGTCGAAGATTTCAAGAAGAATACAGCCAAGTACAAGCACGAGGTATTGAAGTACTTCACAAACAAACAAGAATGCCTTGACTATGAGGCGGATTTGATTGAGGATGCTTGGAATAACGACAAAGACAATCTCATTAACAGAGGGTTCGTAAGAAAGAGTGAAAAGACTTGCCATGTGGTTTGCTGTCACGATAATGTTACGGAAGAAACCAGAAGAAAGATTTCAGAAGGGAACAAAGGAAAGAGTAAAGGACCAAAGTCTAAAGAAACTAAGGCTAAATTAAGTTCTGCACTTACAAAGTACTTCAAAGAAAATCCAAAGAAAAGCAAGTATGACGACTATAACCAAAATGTTCAACATATTGATATCACACAGCCAGTTAAAGCTAAAGGACACCACAACAATAAGCCACGGGCTAAAGAAACCTATACTGACGAATGGAAGAAGAAAGTATCTGAACAGACCAAAATCAAGATGGCGGAACAGAAAGCTAAGGACATTGAGTATATCCATTCTATGGGATACATAACGGTTGAAGATTTAATGGCAATGGGATGGACATACAAACAAACAAGAAAGCTAACGCCAGTAGGAAGATACAAGAAACTGAGATACTTTAAGCCAGTGGAGGGGCAATAATGAGAATTAAGAAGTACAAATACATCAAAATCTACATCACAACCAATACAGTCAATGGCAAGACATATATCGGACAGCACGCTTTTAATGACAATGCAGATGATGGCTATATTGGAAGTGGCAAGGCTATCTTAAAAGCAATCAGTAAGTACGGTAAAGATAATTTCACAATTGAAACACTGGCTGTCACTTCTGATGATACAATAGCAAACATACTAGAGCAGTATTTCATATCAGAGTATAAGAAGATTGGAAAAGCGGAATATAACATTGCCTCAGGTGGAGCTTACGGTGGTACAAAATACCTTAGTGATGAAGCAAAATCGAAATTGAGGAAGAAGTTAAGTGACAGTCATAAAGGATACGTCCCGTGGCCTGCTACAAACAAAGCTGCTGAAATTTCAAGAAAACGCTACAAAATTGTTGAATTAAATATGGAGTTCATTGGAACAAAAGCGATTGCAAATTACCTACGAGTAACGCCTGGTGCTATAACAAACTCAATTGCGAGAGGTAATAAGATTAAAGGAAAGTTTACAATTGTAAGACTGTAAAAGAAAAGCCCCAACCTTAATTGGAAGGGGCTTATTTGTTACTTCAAGATTGGATTACAAGCTGTAGCCAAGAAGGGTCGCTGTGTTAGCATCGTGGAAAATACCAACACCGTTTACCGAAGGATTGAGGACAACAACTGAACCGAAGAAATTAAGTGCAACTTCGACCGCCATACCATCAGATGTAGAAACACCTGGTTTAGAGCTAATGTAGTCATCGATGATAAGCTTGTATGGGTCATTTTCACGTCCCTTTCCGTTTGATTCCTCTGGGTCCGGCTTATCAGAAGCGTTACCAGAGACAGAAGGGTCTTCTGTTGCGTCTGCATTCGTATACGACCAAATTTCAACAGTTGATTTGTCAAGGACATAAAATTTTCCTTTTGGACAGTATGGGTCATCATAGATGACATCAATGAAGTTCGTGCTGAAACCAGCAGTAAGCTTAGTCAAACCAATGTTTGCCTTGCGTTTTGAAGATGTTGATGTCTGAGTGAAGTAAGTGTTAGTAGTCTGGATTTCGTTAGCAACGTCCAACCAGTCTTCATCGTTCATAACAATGAAGTCCATAGCAGAACCATAGCGTCTTACTTTGCGCATAAGTTTCTGGATTGTGTCAGTTTTCTTTGTGTCAACACCAATACCGTTTACGAAGTTACCAGCAAGTCCTTCAACTGCAACTGAACGAGTTACGCCCATGAATGGAGTCTGGATATAAGATGCCCAAGTAGCGCCTGTACGTCCGTTTACGATAGGAAGCCAAGCATCAAGTCCAACTGGAAGATATGGAGCACCAGAAGCGTCCATAGAACCTGCGATACAAATAACTTCTGTACCAACTGCTGTGTAAGAAGTTCGTGGAGTAACTGTGATAGAATTTCCATCGATAGATGTAACGTCTAATGTTACTAAGTTATCAGTAGCTGCAACTGTCTCTTTAAGAACAAGAGTTGAGCCAACTGCTACTTTGATAAGAGCATCGTCTGTAAGGGCAATGTCTGCCGGTGTGTTTGCTGTGAGTGTTACTGCGCTTGAGAGAACGCCGATTTCACCGAAACCACGACCGAAGAATGCTGCTGCGAAAGTTTTACGGAAAGCTTCAGTAGCTGCGAAAGCTTTGTTTCCAGCGACTTTCATGTAAGCACCTTTCTTAGAAAGGGAAGCCTGAACTTCCTTAGCATTGTATGAGAATACAGAGAAGAGCTGACCCGGAACTACTTTGAACTCTGCGTTCTTAACGTTCTGAGCTGCTTTCTGTTCCGCAATGAGGAAGTCACCTGCAACTGCGCCACCACGAGAGTAGATTGCCGCAAAATTCTGTTGCTTTCCCTCTACACGTGTTTTATTGATTGCATTTACTGTTGGAGAATTCTTAAAGAGAAGGTTCTCTACACCGTCCTTATACCATACTTTAAGAATGTTCTCAATAGCCTGGTCTGCTGTAATAGCCTGTGCTGCCATTATTTTATTCCTTGCTTACCTACCAACCGATAAGCGGGTTAAGTTGTATTTGTTTCGGAATACAATCGAATTAAGAAATATGTATTAGTTTCGCCATATACTTATCTCAACTGAATTCTTATAATTTATTAGAAAATTAAAGCAAAGATTCAAGAGATTTGATTTGGTTTATAATTACAGGATTTATAGTAGAACCAGGCCGTTTATCTAACTCTTCTATCTTAGCTTTTATCTGCTCAGGGGTTGCGTCTTGTGGAAGTCCTGCTTTCTTCAGAGCGTTGCCTCTTACAGCCTGTCTGTTAGCCTCTTCCTGCGCTGCCCTTTCGCTCTTTATGTTCTGAATAGCTTCGGCGTTGCTAAAGTCGCTGTTCGTGTAATGCTTGTAATCGTTCAAGAACTCCTTGTCATTAGACCAGTTCTCAACTCTCTTAAGAATGTCCTTACCAGAAGCACCATTATAACTTTCATTAGGGTCTATCAAGTTATTTTCTACCAAGAAAGCAAGCTTAAATTTATCAGCCTTAGTACCGGCTCCTTGATACAAGTCCCTTATAATTTCACCTTTCTTTGAGGGTGAAACGCTTGGGTCAGTAATTTTAGAGTATACGTCCCTGATGTCATCAGATACACCAGTGTCTAAGTGAAGTCCTTCCTGCTGGTCATTAGCTGTAGGATTATCTATTGGAGTTCCGGTATTGCTGTCACTATTTGAGCTATTGTTCAAATTGATACCGCCAAGACTGATGTTGGTTCCGCCTTTACCCATCATAGAAATAATTGGCGAAAGCATACCAGACGCTTCGTCTTCTGAGATAAGGCCAGACTTAACTGCTTTGGCAATAGAAGCAACTGCATTACCGATATGCTCTTCCGTACCAACGTCTGAAGTTGAAGCAGAAGTAAGAAGAGCGTATTCGCCAGCAATACCATCGAATATATCAGCTTTAGCATTTTCTTCTTTCGCACGATATTCATCTGCCTTCTTCTTAGCGTCATTCTTATAGCCTTCCATAACTCTGGAAGCTTCAAGTGCTTTGTCACCTTTCTCAGTATTGAGTTTCTGCTGTTTAAGAGATTCAAGGTCACTCTGTCGCTTAAGATTAGCCTCTGAGCCTTCCTGTTCTGCCAATCTTGCGGTTGTTTCATTACCAGCAAGAGCACTATTACGTTTATCCCATTCAGAAGTTTCGTAATTGTTATTGATTGCACCACCAGTGAACTGGGCACCAATATTACCGATATCCCTGCCAGTATTACGAGCGAATTTGGCAATAGCGTCAGCCATCATATAATCACGTGTATTCTTGTCAATCTTTCCGGAATAATACGCCTGCATAATAGACTGAACACCGTTTGTTTCTGGAACTTCGCTGTCAATACCTTCCCTTGCTAATGCCTGTTTATAGCCTTCATTGTCATTGGCATATTGTGCCCTTAACTTCTTCTTCAAGTCGTTTATATCTTTGTTGCCTTCTTCCGGGTCTTCTGGAACGGCAATATTGGTATTGTTAGCACCGGGAACCTGGAAATTGATGTTATTTACATTGGTTGCGTCAACTCCGGCCTTAGCCTGTTCTTGACGACCTTCCATCTGAGCCAACTGCTCTTCGGCTTCCTGTCTCTGCTGTTTTCTGTATTCTTCCTGCTCAGGAGTTAACATTTACTTATTCTCCTCTTTTAGGCATCTTTGCTTTCTCTTCTTCGAGTTCTTTCCTGAAGTCCTCTACTGGGTCAGATTCATCTTCTTCTGATTCATCTTCCGATACGGTATGCGTTTCAACTTCGTCTTCTGAAATCTCGCCATCACCGTCTTTATCCTCGGCTTCAATATGAGTTTCTGTCAAGCCTTCATCACCCTCCGGACTTGCATTTTCTGCAATTTCCTGAGTTGCTTCCTCAATCTGTTCTGGTTCGGCTTCCGGCCAGATACGCTGTAATGTTTTCTTGATGTTTGCCTCAAGTGCATTACAATATTCGTCATCTGTCAAATCAGAATACTGGTCTTCGTATTCCTTGCGTGATTCCTCCATTAAGTCAAAATCATCTCCATTAAGGAGCTTGATTTTGTCTGTATAAGGGGCAAATCTTTCGCCGAACTTGGTCTTCCAGTTTTCTCTTCGCTGGTTAGTCTGATACTCATTATCAGCGTCTTCGTATGATTTAAGGAACGACTCCATTTTGTCCATTAGAGCTTCCATTTCTTCTGGGGTTCTTGCCATATTTATTCCTCACAAATAATTTTATTAGTTATAATTTATTAGAATATCCTTTTAAGAATACTGCTTTCTTATCTTTACTAGCTGCTTGACCAGCTTCTCAACTAAGTCGTGCAAGTAGTCTTTGAAGTCGTCTTCCCTGAAATAGTCTATAACCGTATATTTTAATACTATCGCATATATGATTTGGTATTCCGTTTCAATGTAGGTATCATCGTCCGTAATATGATTTTCCCTAATCATACGCTCTACTTCATCTAGACATTGGCTTATTACGAATCTTTTGTGGTAATACTCACACTCTTTCGGTAAGTCAGATACAGTTCCTTCAAACAAAGCCTTGGAATATAGCTGTTGCATATTCCTTATCTTAGCTTCGGAATCCGCCGTTCCTAATGATACTCCGTGACCCGTGAAGCTTAATATGCCTTTCTTTATCGCATAGCAGGCAACAGCTATTATTCCGGCAAGAAATAACAGCACCGCTTTGTTCTGTCCCAGTTCCTTAATTGCTTCCCACATTTGTTATTCATTCCCCCCATTCTGCCAAGCATTAGGCTGCTCAGAAGACTGCATTGCGCCCTGAATTGCCGTATTGAACTGACCATTAGGATTCTGCATATCCGCCATCAATTCGTTAGTCAATGAACCAACAGCCGCCATCTCCGCAGATGTCTGAGCTTCATTATTCTTCATTGCGCACAACTGATATAATTGCGTCAATTTGTCAATGTCTTCCTGGTTTCTTCCGTCCTGATTAGATGATGACAAAGAAAGACAAGTGTTCAATATTTCCTGCATAAGCATGTCAGTAGGAATAAAGTCCGGAACCTCAAAGTTATCGTCCTCGATACATTCATCAATTACATTCATAACAGCCTCAATAGAGTTGTTAGCGATAGAATAACCCTGGACTGTATCCGGGATTTCCATAAGAGCCGCAATTCTGTTCTGTGGGATAACGCCCATCTGAACCAACATAAGGACTTGCTGGGCTCTTGTCTGTGGGTCTTTGCTCAGGCTTTCAGCGGCACTGAACTGTATTACCAACTGGTTCTGTGCCTCAACTATGTCACTCCATGTAAAGCCTCTTCTGAGCCTGTTGTCTGGAAGAATAGGGTCGTTAAGGTCAAACAGAGCGATACAAGCCTTCGCTATGTCAACATACGTATGTATGACGCTGTTCAACTGAACCTCGAAACGGTCGCTTTCAATGTCTTCCATAGTTGAAAGGGCAACGCCAGAATTCAATCCTTGTGGTTTCTGTGATGTTGCGGACAACTGTGAGATACCACAAAGCTCATATGCGTCCTGCTTCAATTTGTCCAATAAAGATATCCACTGCGGGTCCATGAATGGTTCTGTAACGGCTACGACTGGTGGGGTTGTCTGGTTAGGCAATGCCGAATAGGTGATAACTTCTCCTACCCTATTGGTAAGCTTACTTACTTTGACTGACGAGTTTTCCGGAACCAGATATTTAAGCGGTGAGCTTAGTTGTGATGCGTCCTTAATCTTTACGATAAGGCTGTCAATCTCGTCCTGAATACCAAACAAAAGGTCAACTATTGATACGGATGAGTTTCCTTTTACGGGGTCATCATAGTTTATGAATACGAACGGAAGAATATTCTTGTCCCAAGCTTCTTCCTTGTAAAAGTCCATTTCCGGAATATAATATACCTTCTTTCCCTCATTCAGGTTCCAATACTCATAAAACGTTACCTGTTGCTGGGTATTAACGACCTGTCTCTTGAGCTTGTTGTCCGTGAATGGAATATTTGTAACTGGGAAGTTTTCTTTCTTCCATACCAATCGTGTCAAGCCATTATAAGACGCTTCCCTGCTATCAATAGCAACCTGCCAAGGTAATACCCTCTCAATTCTATGGGTATCAGGGTTTACATAAATAATGCCCGTATCAAAGATACAAGCGTCCTTAAATGCTTTAGTAACAGTTTTGTTTACGTTCTGGTCATCGTACAACTGGTCAAAGAACTGCTGGGCCTGTTTTACGATTCTCATCTCTTTGAACGTGCCATTTACGGTATTGAAGAAAGGCCTTACTTTCTGCGAAGCAATCTTTGATACCAATGTATCGATACAAGACTTGATAATGTTCTCTTGTATACCGCTCGATGTGTCCTCTTCCGTATCATACTGCGAGTTAGAGTAATATCCGACAACCGATGTATCGTCGATGTTGTTCATACCGATACCGAACGTATGATAGAATACCCTCAGATTTCGTCTGTATTTCTGTCTTCTGGCTCCTTCACGGTTAACGAGCCATTCCATGTCGTTGATAAAATCTTGTCTTTTCATTAAGCGTTCCACCCTTTATTCTGTTCCTTAGATGTCGGAGCACTTGCGTTCATTAGCTGTGGGTTTGCCAAGGCATTCACTTGCAAAGCATTCGAAAGGATATCCTGCATAGATGTATATATATGTTTTGGATTAGACGAGAAATCCACATATGAAGGCATATCCTCTTTTGATAGCTCAAAATTTCCAATTCTCACTGTTATTATTCTCCTATCCTATTAGAAACGTCCTCAAGAAGCTTCTGGATAGTATACCCATCCAAGTCCTCAAGCCTTTCACCCTGGTAAATATAGCCTTTTGGACTGAATCCAAGCTGCTTTCTTTGTTCTGGCGAAAGCTTATCCAATAGGGTTTTCAGCCTTTCTACCAACGCATTCTTTCCGCTATCCGCAATGCTGTCAACATTTAATCCCTCTACAACAGAACTGCTTTCACCATTCGGCAATGACACAGGCTTAGAGCTGAAAGCACCGTTGCCTTTATTCTTGGACATAAGTCCGAAAGAACCGGAAGATAAAGAACCATTACTGAAACTTCTGGAAGGTTGTATAACTTTGGAGCTATCAGGGTTAAGGGTAACTGGCATTGCGCCACCACCAGTTAATGCTCTGCTTATATCACTATTAGCTCTTCTGGAATTAACTGGGCTCATAGAACCATGTCCGGAACTTCCTCCTCCCATAGAAACGTTTCCTATACCAGCACGTGGACCCCCACCTAGTATGGTCTTGTTTTCATTTGGGACGTTCAGTGGGGTAACAGCGTGTCCGCTACCCATTAAACCAATCCTTCTGCTCCTTAAGCCTTTAAGCTTGTTCTGCTTTGCTTTTGCTTCCTCAACATTGGTAACTGGCCATTGCTCAACTTCTTTTATTTCCCTGTCCAAGTCCTCAATTTTATAGACTGTCGGCTCAAAATCAGACTCTCCCTCAACCGTATAATCAAGCTCATCTGTTTCAGTTGACTCTAAATCCCTATCGCCGTTTAATGCCAAATCTTTATGGTAATCTTGCTGGTTTAATGCCGGGAACTGTCTGTCTTCCAATGACTTAATCTCACCAGTTGCCTCATCAACATACTCGTCAGGACCGGCGAAATCCTCATCCCTTTCTGCCAATACACCGCCTTCCGTATCAATAGGCTCATAGTCCGGGATTTCATTGCCAAACTCATCAATTAACTTATCACCTTCCCTTCTGTATCCAGAAACCAGTGGCAGAGGCTCCGTATCTTCCGGTATGTTCATAAAAGAAGAGCCAGGGTTCTTCTTGTCAACGACCTCATCATTCGTCTTATCAGTATCACTTTCCAATGGAGTATTGTCAGGCTCAGTAGTACGTAGTTCCGATTCAGCGGATGGCTCTTTTACAAAGTCCTCTACGACCTCGTTGTTTACCTCATCGTTCTGTGGCTTATCATCTTCCGTAATCTGCTCGGCTTCTTCCTGAATAGGCGTATCTTCTGGGAGTATTTCCTGGGATTCCTCTGGGTGCTCCTCGATTATGTTCTCTACTTCTTTGGTGTCGCCTTCATCTACGGCTTCTTTAAGGTTGTCTACTATGTTAGCGGACGGACCCATATCATAACCAGTTCCTTTAAGACCTTTCTCCATTTCTGGTACGCCCCTTTTGAAGAAGTCCATACCGTGGAATTGATTGAGAAACTCACCTATTTTACGGTCGTTCTGTTGACCTACAATGTTGTCCTTAGCTTTAAGAAAGTAATCTTTGTTGTTGCCCTCTGGTGCCCACAATGAATTACCAGAATCAATACTGCCATTGAATGCATTATCAACCGCCTTTGCGTCATCCAAGTTCTGCCTTGTAATCTTGCTGGAATTATGTGAGGGACGTTCCCAAGAGCCTAATTTATTTGGGTCAATGTTATCACCGGGACGCATACTAATTACACTATAAGGTTGTTCCAGTTTCACTTGATTCACATCATTCTGCATGTTCACTAATTCTCCTTAAAATCCAGGGTATCTGTGTGTGGTTTTCCACTCGTTAGTAATTCGTCCCTTAGACGGTGCGTTAATCCATTCTTCCAGTCCTTCCTCACCGTCCGCCTTGAACTTGTATTCCTTGCTACCGCCTTTATATGTTATGTTAAGGCTGTCGTCAGAAGGCTCATATCTTGCGGACTGAATAGCAGTGGAATCAACTGGAATAGATTCCTCGCTTATTTCACCGGGAATAGAATATCCTTGTCCAATGTTCTGATAATCCGCGTTTACCTCATTTCGGTAAGATGTAGGTCTGTTTATGACCATTCCGTTAAGCATTCCGTATTTCATTGTGATTTCGTGTCCTTGTACAAATCAGCCAAACCGCCGATACCATTCATAACGGCCTGCTGAGTCTGGTTATTAACTGCAAAGTCAACTCCAGCCTGTTTAAGAGCAGCCTGTGATTCTGCCGTTTCCTTATTGAAGTTGGCATTATTTAACTGAGACTGTTGCTGTTGTCCCAAGTTCATACCCTCGGCAAATCTGCTGGAATTATCCATATGAAATGGGTCAGTTCCGGTAGCAGACGCTTTGTTCCAATCCTGAATACCCATTTGATTAGCTTCTCTCATTCCGGCATTCCAGTTAGCTCTCTCAGCATTCTTGCCACTGTATTTATTTGTAGCGTCTGTATATTGCTGTGCTGCTTTGCTATATGCTCCAGCCAATTTCTTATTATTCTGATATGTTGCTATACCGTTAGCAGCCGCCGATGCTACAGCTCCGATTATCATTGCCCACATTATTTACTTCCTCCTGCAAGACTTGCACCAAGGGAAGCTCCCGAACCGGCTCCCTGGAATGCTGCTCCAAGCGCATTCATTAACGCGCCATTATTCATATTCTGAGCACAATTACAAAGAGCACAAGCTTGTCCCATCTTTGCCAGATAGTCTGCTTGCGTACTTCCCTGATTCTGAATAGATGAGCTATAAGCATTATTACCAGTGGAAATAGCATTAGTAGCGGAAGAAGAATCTCCTAACAATCCGGCTCTTGCCTTTCCCATACCGGCGTTTATTCCGGCTTGTCTTGCAGCAATAGCGTCATTTACCATTGACTGCTCAGTGGCAGAAGCACAATCAGCATTAGCCTGAGCATCTTTTACTATTGGGCATATAGATTTGAAATAATCACAAACTACATTACATACATTTACAAATGAAGTAGTGCCATCCCTATATCTACATCCATTAGCGTCATATCCACTATCTTTTAGATACTTCTTGTAGTAGTCAGCAAAGTTATCACCATATAAGTTATAAGCATTCTGATAGTTGCAGGCCACATTACTGGCCATGCGTTTCTTCTCATCACTTACGTAACTCATTATACCATACTCCTCTTGTTGCTTAATGTTCCAGTTCCATTGTCCATAACGTGTGCCGTAATTGACTGAATAACGAACGGACTATTAACATAAATTCTAATGCCCTGCCCTTTGATAAGCTTCGGGTTATATGTTATTAGAATTGAATTGGACCACTTATCCCACATATCCGGAGTAATCTTTATTGTCTTCTCTTCTGATTTGACAGTTATATCAGTAAGTGAGCGAACGCTTACCTTCACTTCTCCTGATGGATGGGTACCTTCCAAGTCATATAAGGTAATGTTCCATCTGTCAATAGAAGTGCTTTCAGTAGCCCCAGTTCCATAGAATGAGCTCTCAAGAATTACGTTATTTACTTCATAGCCGTCTGTGTTGTAATAAACCAATGAATAGTCATTACCATTGTCTTCAATATGTGTAACGTTGTCAGAAGTGAACTGAACTAAATCGGTATTCTTGAATTGCTCCAAGACATAAGTGTTCTTCGGGCCGAAGCATAATAAGCCTTGGTCTGTAGGTACATAGATTGTCTGAGTTGATTTGTCGTACCAGTGCTTTCCAGTCAAATTGCTGAATTTATTCGCAGGATACAAAATTTCCAAGTTGGCATCGCCCGTGAAGCTGTAGAATGCCTTATATCTTTCTGACCAGAAGAACGCAATCACAGGGTTGTTTCCGACGAACTTCATACCGTTTATGTCGATAATAGGGTCTTTGCTTGCCAAAACTGAATTAGAATAGCTTACCGAGCAAATCTTGTCGTCCATAATTGCATAGAACTGTCCCTGGATTACAAAGAATGCGTCCGCACCGTTTACCTCACTGCTTATCAAGTAAATGAATGTAGGAACATTGTTGTAATAAGAAACTGTATAAGCTTCTTTCAAGTCATAAACCAAGTCATTGTTACCAGCCCCGTCAAGATATGTAGCGAATAATGAAGGATTCAAGAATGATGAGGTCGCTGTAGTTATAGTATAAGTCTGGTTAGAAATTGTCGTATTAAAAGTCTTTACGCCATTGTAATAAGTATACTGGTAATAAGCGTCCCCGATACCCGATGTAGATGTATTAGAAGTTCTTGTGTAATAAACGTCAATGCCAAGAGGAATACTCAAAGTAAATTCAGGCTCATTTGCTCCGTACAAGCTTTCATTACCGACTAGAATTCTTGCTTTCGAATACAAAGGTGTCTGCCAAGAAGCAACTGGATAAATGTTCGGGTTAGAATATAAAGTTCTTGAAGCTGTTCTTGCGATAACCTGGTTCTGAGAAGCTGCAAGGTATCTGAACATAAATGAATAGACTGTATCGTAATTGCATTTCATTTCTGAAAATTTCGTATTTCCAGCTAAGCATCTAAAGTTCCAGTCTGACGCATAATGGAACCACTTGTTTCTTGCCGAGTCATAAAGGTTCCAGTAATTGTCAGTATTCAAAAGAATGTATTTGTTGTCAAAGATTGCCGTAAATTCTGGCACACCCTCAACTCTCTGAATCATTATAATCTCATCGTATTTGTTCTTATAAATGACCTTATCACCAAAAGAAGCCGGATAGAAATCCTCAGAAACTTCCTGCCAAGGGGTCAATAATGTTCCTATGTAATCTTCAGAATTAGCCCAAGAAATACCCTGGATATAGCAAGAGTTGTCTGTAGTAGTGTTGAAAAGCAACTTAAATCCGGCATTACCATCTATAGGATTTACCTTAACCCTGTGACCGATAGTACAATAGACTAACCTGTCTTCCTCAGCGCCAGAAGTACTTCCTTTAAGAATGTAGTCAGAGTAGTAATTGAATCCGGTGTATCTTGAAGTGCCCGGCATATATTTCAGGTCAGTGCAGTTGCTGTTATAGACTTCCATTGCGTAAGCGTCATTGCTTTCCGCAGTTCCAGCGGCCAGTTCAGCAGGAGTTATACTGTTTCTTGTATATTTAATCGTCTGAGCAAACAAGTTCTGGTTTACGATTACAGAGTTGCTTCTTATCTCAAATCTATTGTTGTTTGTCTGAATTGCCTCAGTGAATGAAACAAAACTTATCGTACTGCCGGTTAATCTGACCGAAGCGGTCATTGGCATCCACTTGTTTGTTGATAATGCACTTACCGTTGGCTGAACGAACCCGGTCATTGTATAGAAGCTACCGTTATCCAAAACTACACAAGGATAAGCAGTAAGCTCAGTGCTGGCAATATTATATGTATGAGTTCCGTCATATTGAAGTACTACGCTCGTTCCAGTTACTGTGCCCTGTAGAGTCCATTCTACATAAGGCTCATCATAAGGGTCAGAATATTCAGAATTATAAAATACTAGTAATTGTGCTGTGTTATTAAGACCCATCTCATTTACGCCGACCGTTACATTCTCCGTGCCTTTGAAGTAATTGTCTACATTATATCCGTCCCAACCATTCTGTGATATTACGTCAGCCTTTGACGGGAAGTCAACATTAAACCTTACATCGAAGCTTGGGACTCCCTCATCTGTTACGCCATCAACGAACTGAATGTTTCCGAAAGATATATTTACATAAGAGAAAGTTTCGAAATCACCATGGACAACCGCAATTGTATAACTCGTACTTACGCTTCCGCTTCCATTAAATGTACCAGTTATGTTTTCATTGTAAGTTATGTTATCGAAGTCATCCCGAAAGTCATTATAGCTGTAATAGTAATCATTGCTTAAGTCCCAGGACTTATTCTGTTGGTCGTAGAGATTATTGATATTAGTAACAGTGCTGTTAGTAGCAATACACAAGTAATAGCCAGTTCCGTGAGTAAGACCCATAGATGCTGCCTCGGAAGCGTCATCTACATAAACCCATACGCTGAAGTCTTTCCAGTTTATATAAGTCTGTGCGTGATTTCTTGTAACCCAAGCAACCTTGTGAGAGAGGAATACATTGTTGTCGTTCGCTATAGTATAAGAAGCGGTTGCTGTATCTCTATAGTGTACGGGAGCATTAAAATTAACTGAGTCAGTGCTGTAAGTTAATTCATCTCCAATCTGTTTTCCATCATAGCCCCAGTATGTAGCAAAACCGTTATATCTGGTGTCAATAGCTGAACCATAATTGCTTACCAATGAAACCCAAGGAGTATCAGATGTGTCAAAGCCTATATTTATTATTGGGTCAATGTTCTCAATATAAATCTGCTCAAAAGTAGAGTTCCTGTTTACTTCAGATGCGGCAATCTGTCTGTACCAGCTTATAATCTTTTCAAATCTTGCGAACAATACATTATAGTTCGTATCATATGCATAAAACTTGATATAGCTGTTGTTTCCTAATTTACTGATTAACGCAATGTAAAGATTGTTCTGTCTATAGACCATTCTTGAGGTAACGAAATTTCCAGTAACCTCAAGCTGGCTCATTACCTGACCTTCTTTCATCAATTGTAAACTGGAATTAAGATACCAGTATTTTCCGTCGCTGTCAAAGGCAACAGACAGCATATCCAAATTGTCTAATACCGTTCTTGTAAACTTGTGGTTAAGGTTTGATATGTATGATGTACCGTCAATAGTCCAGTTTCCGTCTACTATCTGATGTTTTCTTCCGTAATAATCATAAACGCCAGATACGCCATTCTCTTTCAAATACACCGGGCTAATCATATCATTAAGATATGGACTGTTATTCTTCTCCCAGTTTCTGAATGAGGAATCTACGTGAGGCCTGTCATTGCATAGATTTAAAAGTGGAGGAAATTGTATCTGAGATTTTGAAGCTTTGTTGTTCATAAGTTATTAGAATAGACCACAAGACTCACCACAAGGCTCGCCACAATCGTATTCGCTACAGTCATATTGGTTACATGGTCCGTCATCGCTTCCATCGTCTTCACCACAGCTTCCTTCACTACAGTCACCTTCACTTCCACCACTGTTAGTCATATGACATGTTTCTCCACAAGGCTCGCCACAGTCATACTGGTCACATTCGTGTTGATTACAAGATTCCAATTGACCACAACTTGAAGAATAGGAACAATCGTCACCTTCATAGGAACAACCATTACCACCGTCTATGCATGTATATGTACAGTTTTCTGGCATTGGGAGTTGTTGACATGATGAAGAATCATCACAAGTATAAGTACAACCACTTGGAGGATTGTTAGTTAATCCTTCCCTTGTAATTTCTTGACAACTTGCGTCTGTTTCAACCTTTTCAAAGGGATTATATGTCACGCTATGCTCACACCCAGGATTTGCATCTGAAGTCCATGGTTTCCCTTCGGAACAGGTTACGTCTACTGAGCATGTTCCTTGAGCGCATACCGTACAATCGTCTGCAAAACGTCCATTAGCTACAGAGAAGCTACATACAGAACAATAATCTGTTTCTGTTTCTGTTTCTGTCATTTCGCCACATTCTGCATTTACGTCAGTGTCATTACAGTATTCCTCACTACAATCTACAGCTGCTTTCACGCCTTCTAGCGTAGCTTCTGCTTCATCGATAGCCTTGTCCCCTGCTTCCAATGCGTCTTCTATAGCCTTAACAGTGACTTCTGTTCCGGTTATATCATTTCCTTCTATAACTTCTTTAACCTGCTCCAAGTTATTATAGATTCTTTGCTTACATTGTCCAAGCGTAGTCCTAATGTCTTTAATTAAGGATAACAAATCATTTATAAGAAATGACAGTTTATCAAGTAATTCATCTACTCTATCAAGTCTAGCGTTATACTTATCAATCATTGATACTGAGCTTCTGTCTAATGATTTGGCGTTATATTCCCTTACAAACAGCATTTAACTTAACTCTCCACAAGAATCACTATCGTCACAGCTATATGACCTTTCTGTATATACCCAAGAATAATCGCATTCATCTGGCATAGCTGCGTCTATTTGCTTATTTATTACTAATAATCCACTTACATAAGTTTTCAAATTATTAGCTTTATTTATAAGCACATTCAATCGTTTATTTGCAGACTCTGAATTATCCTCTGATAGCTTAATTAAGTTTTCTATTTTGTCAACTAAGCCACTGATTTTCTGATTTATATCATTTACTACAGAATTATAGCTGTCTTTATCTTCTTTAGTTATTAAGGTCATAATCTATTACCTCTTGATATGTGTTGGCAAAGCTTAATTGGCTCCAGTCTAATTGTATTTCTAGCACATCAGCTAATCTCTTCTCTAGCATATACATATAACGGGCTGCTTTATAATAATTTAATAGAGCCGTGTTAAGCTTACTTATACTTTTAAGTACATTATCTTGATAAGTTACCAGATTGGAGTTCTTTTCAACTAAAGAATCATAGTCTTCTAGCGTATCATTATAATATGAATTAAGAATACTGTTTGTCTGCCTCTTGCTACTTTCTTTGTGGCTTACTACCATATCTACTTATCTCCAAGAATTGATTCCACCTGTAATAGTATTCGCATTTATCTTGTCTTTTCTTTACAGACCCGCACATATTACATTCGCCGGAATTCTTGTACTTGCAGTCCTTGCAGTATTCCGGGTTCTCATTAGTCGGATTGGCTACGCTGTGGTCTGAATCTATCAGGTTGCACTGGCAGTATCTTCCCGTGCTGTCCATATGGTCGCCTTTATCAATCGCACCAATCTGATAAGACCTGCACATATTGCCGTCCCCCTTATAGTCGCTTCCCCTCTTATACTGTTCCCTTATGTATCTCATATAAGGCATATATTCAAGGTAATTACAACCCCCTGCCATGTCCTTACGCCATATCTTGAACCAGTCCTCAATGTAGTCGTCCAATACCCTGCCAGTGAAGTTGAACGGGCTTCCGTCCTCGTCCATAATGTGGTTGAGCTTTATGTATAGTCTTCTGTATAGCCCTAACGCCTTCTTTACTTCTTCCTCAGTATAGTCTTGCTTATTCCATACTTCCGGGAATATCTGCTTCAAGTATCTGTTGAAATAGTTCATATTGGCAAATAAGCTCCAGTTCTTGCCGTTCAGCGTGGCGTTTATGCACAAAAGCTTGCCCGCCCTCATCAGCTTCCTTACATTCGGAATGTCCAGTGGGTTAAAGTTCCCTGTCCTGTATTTCTGTCCAAGTCCGTCGTGGCTTAGCTGTATGCTTACGTCATTGTTCATAAACCAATCCGTTACGTCGTCCCTCATCAGTGGAAGTCCGTTAGTAGAGGTTGAAATATGCACTTTCTTGTCATATTTAAGTGCGATAGCCTTTATGCAGTTTACCATATCCTTCAGGCACTTGAAGTTCGTTACCGGGTCGGCTCCCCAAGTGTCGATACTCCATTCACTTGCTTCCATCATTCGCTTGTCGCTTGTAAGCGTTTCCTCAATAGCTTCCGGGTCGAACTTCCATTGGGCATACATCATATCGTCTATATGCTCCAATGCCTCCACGGACTGCTTTTCCGTCAGTAATGTATAGTCCATATTACTGGCTGCCATGCAATACGAGCAATTTCCGCTGCATTTTGTGGTATTGTTCATTGTTAATGACATTCTGGCTGATTTCATTTACAATTCCCCTTCTAATTCTACTTTATGCATCTCAAAATATACGTCCAGTAATCCAGCGTTATTCAGTCTGTCTATAATGTTTATGGCGGTATTAAAGCTACAAGTTTCTATCTGCATAATCTTCATAATTAGTGTAATCTGGCTCGTTACTGTGTTAGTTTCCATTCTTTACTGCCTCAACTGCGCTATGCACTGCTTCCCTCTGCTTGACTGTAATATCAATACCCCAATCATAGAACATTTGTCTTGATGCATATAACAACGCCATCATAATGTCTGGGTGGAATACCTCGTCCAGTTCTGGCGTAATGTTGTCGTCCTCATCACGCTTATATACAATCTGGTCAAACTCATCGGCGACCTTTCCGTTCTTTGGTATCACTAACTGTCCGTTCCTGCATACTTCTGCCAGTTGTGCTATTGCTGTGTCCTTATCGTATTTCCAAGCCTGAAAAGCCGGCATATGATGAACAGTGGACATTTCATTCAAGATTGTAGTATCAGAAGTATCACCGAATATTTTGATATTGTTTATAGGTGCGTCCCATCGCATTAGTATCTTCCTTCCTGCTTCCATTGCTCGTCTATTAGATTCCACAATGTCAGTAACCGTAGCCATGTTGAACTTTTCCTCAAAGAATACATAGGCTTTCTTTAGTTCTTTATTTGACGCTATCCCTACTATACCATTGTATGCCGCCCAACCGTAGTCATTGCCGATATAAATGTTGTCTATCGGGAAATCTGGTGTAGGAATATTGCCTTCAAATGTCTTATAGTCTTTGAACGTCTGTGCCTCTGTATCCCACACCCACATACCGAACATTTCACGCTGAATGAAAGGTGCGTCGGTATCAATACCTTTTGCCTTGCATATAGACTCAATGTATTCATCTACATTATGCAAGAACGGGTTCTTTCGCATATCCCACGAGTAATGGTGCCATTCGTGATATTCTTTCCAAATCTTTTCTACAGCAGTATGTGGTACACGTGGTGGAGTTCCGATTATAACCAATCTTGAATCGTCATAGTCGGTCATTGCAGGTGACAATACCGTATCTATAAGATACATAAGGTTAATCTGGTTCTGTCCCTCATCAATTATGGCACAAGAGAACTTGTACCCGAGTAATTTGTCCGCCTCTGATTTGTTGTTGTTTCCCTTGAAAAGAATATTGCTTCCGTTCGTGAACAGAATCTCACCGTCTGATTTAGAATCCCTTTCTATTGACAATCCCAATGACTGTGCCAGTTCCAATACAATCGGATAACACTGCCTTATTGCGTTTTCAAACTTCATAGCAATGAATACCGCATGATGATTCGGAACCAATGCATCCGCTAACAGTAATCGTGCAGCCATCTCGGTCTTACCAATACGCCTAGACCCTATTATGATTTTCTTCCTGTAATTGTCAAGGAATACGTCCCTCTGTTCCTTATAGAGGGTATTCATTATCCTGAACCTCAGGAAGTCCAAATCACGGGCAAGATATTTATCCGTTTCGCTGTCAAGCTTAGTCAATATATCGTCTTGCAATAATTGTTTTGCCAGCAAGTTTCCTATCGGTCCTTCCGGGTTCTTCTTTGCGCAATCAAGCATGTCCTTTATAAAGCTTTGTGCGAATGACTTCTTTGACTTTCCTTGTGGTTTTGTAAGTGCTTCCCTTAATGCATCATATACCTCGCCCTTTATTGCCTTTGCTATAGAACTTCTTCCATCAACTGCCTTAGCCATTGTTTACCTTTTCCCCCTTATTGTTATGTCCTTTCTTCTTACGTGTGGCAATATACAATTCTGACTTTGTGAACGTACATCCTTTATAATAACCTTCTGGAATGTCTTGTCCCTGATACAGATAAATGTTATGTTCGCCATCTGTATAGCATACTTTTCCCTTTTGTCTATCTGCTTGTATTTGGGCGTATTCTTCCTTTCTTGCAGTGTCCCAATCCCTGAACGGATTGAAGTTGTGCTTTTCGGCATACGACTTCTTTCTTTCTTCGCTCCACAAAGAATGTGGTAGTCTTCCCTTAACAAAACCATCAGGACATTCTGGCTGATACGTTTCGACCAGTGTTTCCGGATTATAGAACCAATAATGTTTTCTGCTTCTCTCTGCTTCATAAGCGGATTTGTGAGCAGCTTTTATTTGTTTATTTATTTCTCTTATTAAAGAATTGTGCTCAATGCGTTTCTGCTTTTGTAATTTCCTATACTCTTTTGGTGTCATTCCGTTATGGGATTCAATGAAGTCTTTGTTTCTTTCTAAGTAGTTCTTTCTTCTTGTTTCAACCTGTCTTCTCACAAGCCCCTTAAAAGCTTCTTCTCCCATGATGTCAGTCATTCTTTTACCATACATTGCGTTGGCAGGACCGGAATATCCTCGGTAAAACTTTGATGGGTCTAACCAAGCCCCCCTGTTATAGTTAACGTTAAGTGGATTATCACAAACGTCCGCCATAATACATAGGGATTCCATTATATCTAATGTATCAATGTCCGGAAGATTGTCAATAAGGATTTCCCTTCTTTCAAACAAGTCTTTGTGTTTCTTATAATAAGAAGAGGATGTAACATAGCCGTCATTCCTTTTAAGCTCAGAATGTTTTCCGACATATGTACATCCGTTCTTGAAGTATAATTTATAAATGTATCTGTTCACCTTTCTTCCCATATCTTATTAGAAAATGCTATTCAAGATACTTGAATGTCTTACCGTTACATTTATTTGTCCCTAATCCTTTTAGGCACGAACACAGTCGCATATTGTTTCATATCTATTTTGGTCAAGTCCTCAAGTATGTCTAGGTCATCGCCCCTTAGCCTTGCTCCCTTCCTTGATGCATTTCGAATAAATGGACGGTTATGTCCCATTTCAATAGATAATTCATTAAGATTAAGTCCCTTCTCAACGATTTCATTCACAAGCCCTTCCCAGTCAATCACGTACCATTTGTCGTCCCTCTTGTTTCTTTTCCAGTCTGGTTCAAGGGAATCGTACTTGGGATTCGTAATCAAATCCCGAATCTTTAATTGAAAACTTGTCTTGTACATCAATTCTTCCTTTCCACTGCATATAGCACGTTGTCCACATCACGGTGTATCATTCCGTCGTTCATCTCACGGAAGATTGCCTCACACCTTAATCTGTCGCCGATGTTGTATTTCTTCATTTTAGACAAGAAAGCGCGAGCCATCTTAGCTGCTGCTGGGTTCGCGCATTTGCTTGCCTTAATCTGATAGTGAATGTATCCGTCGCCAGTCTTTTCATCGGTGAACTGGAACACTTTTGTGCCGTCATCACGGTCTTCCACACTGTTCCAAGTTAGCGTAATCTTGAACTTCTTGCTCGTTCTGTTTTCGTCTTTCTTCATTGCCTTTTCTCCTCTACACATAGTTAGTGGGGGGAGAGGCAAAAGATTATATTTCCGATTTAACGCTTCGTCCGAAACCAGGTATCAGTTATTTTGTTGAAATACGCAATTTCATATTTCACGCTTTTCATATCCGCAAACTTGAACACATACTTGTATTCATTATTGCATTTATGGGGCTGTGGCTCATTAAACCCATACCAGTATGTCTGATGCTTAGTGTCCTGAATGTTTTCAATCATATCAAACGGAAAGTCTTCGTTGTCCGTGTAAGTGAATACCGTGATATGCTGTCCGTTCGGCAGGTAATACTCACGCTCAATCTTTTCTGCGCTTAATGTGAACATTGCTATTGCTATTGCAATAATTGAAATCAATTTCTTCATACTATTTCTCCTTTGTAACTCTTTCATAATTTACAAATTTATTCTCTTCCTGAGAGAATGTTATCATTTCATCTTTGAAGTCCCACTCATCATATTTAAAAGTGCCGTGCTCCCTCGTAAGCCAGTATTCCAACACATCCTCTCCGATAATCTTTTCGTAATAGTCTTCATCATAGAAGTCACAGTGTCTATAGATGTAATAGCTTCCACCATAAAGGTTATCTTCATCATACATAAGAATGTATGTATAATCTTCATCATTCCATTTGCTTTCCCTAATTACTTTCGGCGTTGCAAAAGCTGTTAATGCAACCATTGCCATAACCAGAATCATAATTAATTTTCTCATATTTCTTTTCTCCTATAGCTTTTATATTATAACCTTATTTCTGTTTACCCTGTTAAATCAAATATTTCCTGGCTTCTACTGTGGGGTGTGCTATTCCCTTTTCGGTCTGGCGATATTTTCTGTTCCATTCTTTACGTTGTTCTTTGTTCATAATCTATTTCCTCCTATTCATTATGTTTATAACATAGCACCAATAATCAGTTAATTGTTTATCTGTCATATTGTTTTCTTTATTTGTTTCTGGCTTCAAGATTGTTCTTTTAGGCTTATCTTCTGTTCCCTTCTTAGATGTCTCAGGTGTGTTATCCGACAAAGAAGAAGAAGAAAGAGTATATTTATATGATAATAAGCTTGATGAATCTATTGATTTGAGCTTACTTTCTGTTCCCTTCTTAGATGTCTCAGGTGTGTTATCCGACAAAGAAGAAGAAGAAAGAGTATATTTATATGATAATAAGCT